TTTTTTTGCTGATTTTGGTTGTTCTGCTTGGGGTTGTGGTTCTTGTTGTGGTTGTGGATCGGTTATTTCATCACCTTTTGGCTCTGGTGCTGTTTCCTTTGGTGGTTCTAACTTATCCTCAATTTTTGGTATTGGTAGTTCCGTTTCTACTTTGCTTTGTCCGGATTTAATTTCTTCAAGTGTCATTGTTTAACCTCCAATGATTAAGTAATTTTAATATAACATATTTATTTTAGTTTGTTAAACTTTTTGAAAAGTTTTGCCATTTTTTGATTAAAAACTTATCTTTAGTAATTGCATGTCTTAACTCTTGAGTAGATTTAACTTTGTTTAATTCAGTATGTAATTCTAATCTTTCTTTATATTTATCAATAATCGCATTTATGTTTTTTTCATTATAATTGCCTTTTTTAGATGACATATTATGTCGTAATGTTTGCCTTAATTCTCGGTCGCCCTCTTTCATAGTCATTTTATTTTTAACTAATAATTGCCAAGTTGGATTGTTTAACACTTCACTAACACTTAACACTTTTGCAAAGTGGCGACAATTCGGCCGAGTAATCATCCACACTGGTTTATCAATAACCCATTGATAACTTTTAATATTGTTAATTCGTATATAATTTTCAATTGCTACTTTTAATTCATTATTACTATTACTAATTAACTTTTTCCAATTTTCATCAATATAGATTTGACCTTGGTATTCTATATGGTCTTTCGCACAATCACTATGTTTGCTAACTAAAAAAAAGACTTTAGGATCATCTTTATTTATCGGTCTTTTTGAGCTTAACATTTCTTTAAGTAATTTTTCTTTTGCTTCACTTTCTTGTTTGCGCGTTTCTTTATAAACACATTTACTTAACTTATTACTAACTTGTAATTTGTTAATCGCCAATAAAAAAAGTGTCGCCACCCACTCTTGATTATCTAATTTTTTATCATCACCACTACTTTTAATAGTAGTATTTTTAGATCGATCTATTTCTCTTTTTATTTGTTTACTAATTCTTAATGCTGGTTTATATAAAAAAGTATCTTGTAAAGTTTCTTTTTTCAAGCGAGTGTGTAAAGCGTTATTGTTTTTATTGTTAATAACCATTTCGTAAATACTAACAATAATTTTATTCTTAACCGACAAAAGCCGTTTAGTTTCTTTTGCTTTATTCCGTTGTATTTGTATCAATTGAGCTTTCATCTAAATAAATATCATCACTTTCAAAAGATCCTAAATCTAAATTATCTCTTGCCCTTATTTCATTTAATTTGTTTATTTCCTCTTGTTTTTCACTATCATTTAACATATCACCCCATAATGCCTCAACATATCTTTCGGTAGATATCGCACCACTATTATATGCTGGAGTGAGTGCTTGTAGTTTGCTTTCAAAGCTGGGACTGCCAAACTCATTATAAATAACACTAAAATCGTATTCTTTATCAAATGTTATTTTATCTGTTTGCATGAACTCGGTTAAATCAAGTGCAATTTCCACTACCTCTTTAATAATCTTTCTTTGTGAAGCAATAATATTATTTCGTGTCATTAAAGTAATCTTTTCTTTTTCTCTTTGAGCCTCTGCGTTATCTTTTTTAGCAATATCAATACCCATTGTCGCTGGGCTTAAAATACCAGTTAAGAATATATCAATTTTATTTTTAACTTCCTCTTGATATTGATTAAAGTTAAGTTGTGGTTGCGTTGTTTGTATTCTTTCACTGCCAACCGTTCCATCTGGGCCGGGTAAATTACTCGGTGCTTCAATAAATTGTCTATTATATGCTTTTGGTAAAACTGGGTTGCCATCTGGTGTTTTCTCAAGCAAACTCGTGGGGTAATATTCTACCGGAGTGCTAACTCTAACAGTTTGACTTGCTTGACTTAATGCTTGGTCTATGTCATCTAAAATATCTATTTTGCTTTCAAAAATACCAAGACCATAATATTTATCATTTGGATTATGCAAAATACGACATGGAACACCCAATATATTTTTATAACTTGGAATAAAAATCGGTTGTAAATTAGAAAGTTCGGGAACTTCGCTTAACTTAACTGGTGTAATATTATTATCTGTTCCTAATAAAAATAAATTGTATTCTACATACGAACCGGCTTTAATTCCTTTTGTTTCATTATCTTGCTTTAATGATCTTGTTTCAAATAATACATATTTCTTTTTATCAATTTCATAATAGTTCAAATAAATGATTGCTTCTATTCTGCGATTTTTACCAATGAACCTTACATTTTCTGCCTCATAATATTCAATAAGTGGATATTTATATTGCTTATCAATGTTAAACTTAAATGCCCCCCAACCTTGAGCGATTGTTAATGGTAATTGTTCTTGATATACCATTTTTGTAAAATCGTTATAATCCATAATATTATCAATTAGTTTTTGAACTTCCGTATTTTGACTTTCAATAATATGGTCGCCAATAACATTAACAAGTGTTATAACCGTTGCATTTGCTAAACCACTATGCACTTTTTTAACGGCCGCTTCTCTTAATGCTCTCGCCCAAAAATAATTAGTAGTAGCATAATCGCTCGGCTTTATAAAGTCCTTTTTCATATAAAAATATTCAATTTCAGCACTATTACCCATATACCATAATTTGAGTTCATGTGCTTTTGCTATTCTGTTTTTTTCTTGATCGCTTATATACTGAAAAGTCGAAGTATTAGGATTATTGTGTATATGTTCTATTTGTAAAAATGATTTAATTTTTTCACGGATCCAATCAATAATTAACATAATTTATAATTTCCCCTTTTGTGTTCTCATAATTTTATTATACACTAAACAAAATAAAAAATTATTGGATTTTTATTGTGTGCCATAATTGTAATTCATTAACATACGAACTCCAACTATATTCCATCGCATCTTGTGTATGATCGTCCCCAATAAGTCTAATCTCGCCTTTTTCACCACTAACTGCTGTTTTATGTTCTCTAATTAAATTAGGACATAAACTACTAACAAGATAATTTCCGTGTGCCATTAACACTCTTATAAAATAAACTCGCCGTGATATTGGGTATTTTGTGCTACCTAAAAATACAAAATTATACATATTATTTTGTCGAGCTAAATATTCTAAACCCTCTCTAAAACCAATATCAGCACTGTCAACATAAACAAATACTTGACCTTTCATTAAGTCTTGGTGCGACTGATATTTAATCTGCCACATTTTAAGAGTATTGATTATTTCTTGCATAATTTCTGGTTCGGTTTTTTTCTTGACTGCGTTTGAGTGGTAATATTCATCAGTTGCAATAATTCGCTTTCGATCCCAAGTCAAGCCACTTAAAACCATTGTTGTAGCACTCTTACTTGTTTTATTTTTAGTTGCATCACTTAAACCAGTATCAATACCAATTGCAAATCGGCCAAACCGAGTTAACATTATTTTTTGTGGTTCAGCAATTAAACTATCGTTCCACTCTGGATAAAGTCTATCACCAACCACACCCCACATACCGAGTGCCTCAACTTTATATATCTCGGGTGCTTTAATTCTTAAGTTTTCCATTGCTAAATCATAAATGTTTGTATCTCGAAACTCATTAACTTTATATGTTGATATGTGTAAATAAAGTCCCTTACCATAATCACCAATATAATTTGGATCGTGATAATCTATATAATCGTTAAGTAATAACTCTTGGTAATCATCCTCTAAATTACCCTTAAAAAACTTATCGTATAACCAATGTTCTTTATTCCAAGCATTGAATAAAAATGTAATTTGAAAAAAATAACCTTTTGGTAATTTGCCACGAATAGATCCATCTAACTTTCTAAACTCATCATAATCTTTAATTTCAAATGCTTCTTCAATGTAAACATCTGTAAAAAAACCAACGGTGGCTTTCAAGCTCGTTAATTTATCTGCATTATCAAAACCACGAAAAACAATTACTTGTCCGGTTGGAATATAAGTTATTATTTTATCTACACTATTGACCTTAAAAAATCTGCTTAATGATATTTCGGGATTTCTAAAATCTGGCTGGTTAATAACCGATAGTATTGTATTCCAGGTGGTAATTTTATGGCTATTCTCTGTTTGTCTAATAATTAGTATATTTCTTAAAGGTTGAGTAAGTATTTTGTTTATACTCTCTTGACCTAACATATTATAAGTTTTCTTTGAGTTTCGAGCTCCTTTATATAAACGATATCTTGCTTTACAATTAGTCCACCAACCATTGTTATATCCTTTACCAATAATCTTTTGCATTGATAAAGTATAAGAATTATTATCATTACTATTACTACTTGTCTTTAACATCGTTGATAATTTTAATTCCTAATTCATCAGCATTTATACTGATCTCTTGTTTATCACCATAGTTTTTAGCATCTCGCATTTTCAAAAGAGCATGCGATGCTCTCCAATCTTGCAATCCAGCATTCATTATATTTTGCAAGTTTACTTCAATAAAACTACTATACGCATTATTATATAATTCCATAAATTGTGAATATATGGTATCTTTCCCTTTTTCTAAATCTTGATTACCTTTCCACTTATAATCTTGAATAGTCGCAACT